TACGTCAAGTTTATGTACGGGCATCTGATCGAAGAGATGCTGTTGTTTCTCACCAGACTATCAGGACACGAGGTTACAGATGAACAGAAACAGTGTGAAGTTGCGGGTGTTACAGGTTCTATGGACTGCAAAATTGATGGGGTTGTCACTGATATTAAAAGTGTCTCGACATTTGGGTTTAAGAAATTCAAGGACGGAAGTCTTGCTTATGATGATCCGTTTGGATACGTTGCTCAAATTAAAGGGTACGCACACTCCGAAGGTGAAACATCGTTTGGTTGGTTAGCTATGGACAAACAGAACGGACACCTGACGTACCTGATGTACGATTCTGAGGACACACAAGCGCCTGTGTACGATAAGATTTCTTACGACATAGAGGAGCACATTGAACGCGTAAAAAAGCTCGTAGAGCAACCGGAAGCACCAGAGCACTGCCACGAAACCGTACCAGATGGCAAAAGTGGAAACATGAAGCTCGCCGTCGGTTGTTCCTACTGTCCCTACAAGCATACCTGCTGGCCCGGAGTAAGAACTTTCCTTTACTCAAGCGGCCCCAGATATTTAACAGAGGTGGTCAATGAGCCGAAGGTCGCGGAAGTCTAAGCTAGGAAACTTCAGGTCGGAGTTTGAAAAAGATGTCGCAAAGCAGTTACAACCATTTGGCTTTAGCTACGAGCCGTTCCAAGTGGACTATATCATCCCACGAAAGTACACACCAGACTTTGTGTACGAGTACCGGGGACGGTCGTACCTCATTGAGTGCAAAGGATACTTTCGTGCAGGAGACACGCAGAAGTATAGAGCGATCTCTAAGTGTCTCCCAAAGACGCAAGAACTCATATTTGTACTGATGAAGCCTAATCAGAAAGTGAGTAAAAGTACCAAACTTACTATGGCAGAATGGTGTGACAAACATGAAATTTTATGGTATAATATAGATACGCTTAAGGAGTTAGTCGATTATGTCTCTGACACTAGAAGAAATTAAGGATCGTTTGTTGCGGTTGTACGACCCTGACGATCTTCTGGAAGCCCTGCAGATCTCCTCTGAAGAATTACTAGACAGATTTGAAGACAAACTTCTGAAAAGGTTAGAAGAGTTTCACGAAGAACTAGAGGAGGAAGAATATGAAGAGCAGTGGTGATAACGAGTGGACTGACTATAAATCCATAGACGATGTACCGCCACAGGAGTGGGATAAGGTGAACAAGAGTAAAACCGCCTACGGAAAACTGTATCACCCCAGTGACGGAAGCAACCCTGTGACACAGCCCGATCACTACAACAAGGGCGCTATCGAAGCTATAGAAGCAATCAAGGCGTCCATGCACCCACAAGAGTACAAGGGATACCTCAAGGGCAACTGCCTGAAGTACCTCTGGAGATACGAGTACAAGAACGGGATAGAGGATCTCAGGAAGGCCAGAGTGTACCTAGACTGGCTCATCAAGGAGGTTGCCGCATGAAGGTCATCGACGGCAAGTTTGGAACAAAGACAGAAGAAAAGGAGATAACCACGGCTGAGTTTCTGGCTGCGTTTGCTGCAAAGGCTACGCTACAGGAGAACGAGGGCAAGAAACCAAAGGTAGTCGTGGTCATGTATGAGGACGGTGAGATGTTTGAAGTAGCGTCCAACGAGCAGTACCCCGATGGAGTGTATATGCTCCTACAGTTAGCGGCACAGGCAATCATAAACGAAACACTAGGAGTAACAGAATAGATGGACGCATACCAACAGTACATACACAAGTCACGGTACGCTAGGTACTTACCTGAGGAGAAGCGTAGGGAGACTTGGGAAGAGACAGTAAACCGATACATCAACTTCTGGGTTGACCGTGGACACCTCAACGACTTTGACGTATCAGAAATATTCGATGCTGTGCACAAGCTGGACGTAATGCCCAGCATGAGGGCGCTGATGACTGCTGGTGAGGCGCTGGAGCGTGACAACGTAGCAGGGTTTAACTGTAGCTATCTGCCTATAGATCACCCTAAGGCGTTTGACGAACTCATGTACGTCCTTCTGTGTGGCACAGGCGTAGGCTTCAGTGTTGAGCGTCAGTACATACAAAAGTTACCAGAAGTAGCGGAGGAGTTCCATGAAACAGATACAGTTATCAATGTTGCAGATTCGAAGATCGGATGGGCGAAATCGTTTAGGGAGTTGGTATCACTGCTGTACACAGGTCAAGTTCCCCGATGGGACGTTAGCAGAGTACGACCTTCAGGTGCCCCGCTCAAAACTTTCGGAGGTCGTGCAAGTGGCCCTGAACCTCTCGTCGAGTTGTTCCGATTCACGGTGGACCTGTTTCGGGAAGCTGCTGGACGAAAACTTAGCTCCATTGAATGTCACGATCTTTGCTGCAAGATTGCTCAAATCGTTGTCGTCGGAGGAGTCAGACGATCAGCACTCATCAGCCTCAGTAACCTCACCGACGATAGACTCCGAAGGTGCAAACACGGACAGTGGTGGGTAGATAATCCCCAACGTGGGCTAGCCAATAACTCTGCCTGTTACACAGAGAAACCAGACTTTGAGGCATTTTTAAATGAGTGGACCAGCTTATATGAATCCAGATCCGGGGAGCGAGGAGTATTTAGTAGAGTCGCAAGTCAAAAACAAGCTGAACGAAATGGCAGAAGAGATGCTACCTATGATTTCGGAACTAATCCGTGTAGCGAAATCATCCTCAGACCCTACCAGTTCTGTAATCTTTCAGAGGTTGTTGTTAGGCCACAGGATACACTCGCAAGCCTCAAACGAAAAGTTCGGGTTGCGACTATCCTTGGGACTCTTCAGGCTACCCTCACAAACTTCAGATACCTCAGAAATATTTGGAGAGTAAACACGGAAGAGGAAGCACTGCTGGGCGTAAGCCTCACGGGTATTATGGACCATCCTATCCTATCAGGACGGGAGGACAAGGCAAAGCTAAAGAAGTGGCTTACGGAGATGCGTAATGAAGCTGTTGTCACAAATAATCGCTGGGCTAAACAACTTGGTATTAACCCTTCTAGTGCAATTACTGCTGTTAAGCCTTCAGGCACTGTTAGTCAGTTGGTCGATTCTGCTAGTGGTATTCACCCTCGCTACAGCAGTCAATATGTTAGACGAGTCCGTGCTGATGCTCGTGACCCCCTTTGTTCCGTCCTAGAGGCCGCTGGTGTCCCTGTAGAGGACGATCTCATGTCACCCAGTACTAGGGTATTCTCCTTCCCTATCGCGTCTCCTGAGGGCGCTGTGACAGCCTCAGAGATGGGTGCTATGGAGCAACTAGAGCTATGGGAGATCTATCAGGACTACTGGTGTGAACACAAGCCTTCCATGACTTGCTACTACCGTGACGAGGAATTTCTGGAGGTGGGACAGTGGTTGTACAACAAGTTTGATAAGGTCAGTGGTATCTCTTTCCTGCCCTACTCAGACCACACGTACCAACAGGCTCCTTACGAACCTGTGGACAAGAAGACGTACAACCAGTTAGCTAAGGATTTCCCAAAGGACATTTCTTGGGACATAGAGGAGGCCAGCGACATGACCGAAGGATCACAACAACTGGCCTGTACAGGGAACAACTGTGAACTATGACATGAAGAATATGGAGTAGCCCTCTGACTTACCTACGTCCTCTGGCTTATCTTTAGGGTCATGGGGCGTAGGTATTCCCTGCGCTTGCATCTTCTTGATGCGATCTTTTGACTTCTGGCACATACTGTGGTAGTCGATGGATGTGTACTCTACTGTGTGTTTATCTTTGTTCTTCACGGTTTCCTCCGGTTAGCATACCCGCTGCTCCTATCTGGTTAGACAGCGCTCTAGCCCTGTCGCCCATCGTAGGAGCCGCTCTGAAGTCTCTGGCAACTCTATCTTCAAAAGCCTTGATAGATTCGCCTCTCATCATTTTCATTCCTGACGCTCTCTCTAGACCTTCTACAGCGTCTTGTCTGGCCTGTTTAGCCGCTAGATTCTGCGCTTCAGATCCTCTAGGCATCTCTTGATCGCCTATTCGTCTGCGCTGAATAGGAAGCACTGTAGTTAAATCAGACCATCCCGGAGGAGTAAGCCCAAACAGGTCATGCCCATCAGAAAGCATGGTGTAAAACTCCTGAGTCTTTGGGTCCACGACAACAAAAGCGTTCATTCCACCTAAGTCTTTAGCAGACGATCTAAATGATTGCTGAAGAACCAGCTTGCCGTTCATATCTTTTATTGTAATAGGATGCTTGGCAATGTATCCATTAACAAACTTCAGGGCTTCTTCTTGTGGTCCACCTTTTGCTATCTTCAAGCCCTTTTTCTGTCTCGCTTTGGCTTTCCAATATGTTTCTGCTAGGTACGCACTCTTTAGGCTTTTCATTTCTTCTCCCTGATAAAAAGCCTTGCTCAAAGAGTTACGACCCGTCCAAGTTTTTCCTGCTCTCTGCGTTATCGCATTGATGATGCCTAAATACTCGCGTAACTGGGCCTCACCAAGCTGTTCACCAGCATAGTCTTTATATGCTTGCAGAGCTTTAGGGCTGCTCAGCATTTTTGCAACTTCTGGGGCAGTACCTTTAGCCACCCCAGCGGCTTCCTCGCCTAGTTGACTTCCTGCAGCAGCTTTATTACGAGCAACAACTGTTCCTGAATTTGTTCCTTGAACAGCCCTAACGTGTCTTGCGGCCCTGTCCACTACATCTTGAGGTATGTCACCTTCTTCTGCTAACACTTTTTTAAGCGCGGCGTCATCAGCCATGTTTCCAGTAGCCAACACTTCGTTTTTAAATGTAGGCATTGCCTCTACTACAGTATCACCAAACTCGCCAGAAGCGCCTCTGGCTTGCTGAGTCATATAGGGAGACGCCACCATGTTGCCTTGTCTCACAGATGGGGATATTTTTCCCTTTTCGTCTACAGGGTTTAGTTGTTCTGCCCTGCGTCCGTATCCTGTGCCATATTCTCTAGCTGTTGTCGCTGCTGTAGGGGATAGCGCCTCATGAATAGAGTAAGGCAACGCCCTAGCCGCCTCTTGCGTAACGCCCTTTGCCTTCTTTACAGGACCTTGGTAAAAACCCGGAATCATAGTTCTTACGTTTCTAGGAGCAGCTCTCATCGCGCTAGACACAAAACCAGCACCCATGTAATTTACAGGGTCAGCAACAACATCTAACGCGCCTTCAGCAATCTCATCTGTTATTGTGGCTGCTCCTCTGTACCCCGCTCTGTTACCTATGTTTACATCGTAGGAGAAATCAGGCAGGCCCCAAGTTTCTGGGTTACCTGACATAAGTCCTTTTAAAGATCTTCTAGGCGCGTTTAGGGCTGTGTCTACAGCCTCCGCAGCAGCAGACGTTGCTTGTTGACTGTATTCACGCTCTGTTTGTCTGGCTTTTTCTCTGTATTGCTTTCGCAGGTCGTACAGGTTTTCTTTACTCATCGTCTTCAGACTCCTGTTCACCTCTGAGCAAGTCCAAGATTACTAGTCTATGCGCTTTTAACTCAAAAAGTTTATCAGATTCTTTTGTGTTCCTGATTAGCTTGTTTAAACCCGATAGTGTTTCAGCGTATAAGTCAAGTCTGTTCTGCTTTGACATTAATCTTATAGTGCCATAGATCCCTAATCCCGCCGCCCCGCCAAGCGCAACAGCACCAACACCACCAGCACCTTCAACAAAAGTTTTACCTGTAAAATATAAAGAGCCTAATGTAGAGGGAAGAAGGGCGGCGTCTTTTAA